CCGTTCTGACGCAGACGCTTGTACGCGTCCATGTCAGCCACCTTGTCCTTCTCAGCCTGCTTCGTCGCAGCAAGATCAATCACGTTGTTACGAGACGGCACAGCAGACGGCGACACATACGGCATCCCCATCATGCGGCCCATCACCGCCCCACACTCCAAACAATGCATCTCAGGATCATCGTTAAACCCGTGCACCGTTTCCTCAACCGCACCGCACACCTTGCACCGGTAGTCATACCTCGGCATCAGTTCACCTCTACTGAATATCCAGCCGCGATCAACGCGGTCAACTCTGTCGATGTTAGATCATCCGGCGATTCGTGCCCGCCGAACAACGTGCGACTAACCGAAGCCGGGTCGGCAGGCTGACGGGTCGTTACCGAACCAGTCGTCAAAATAAACACGTTGCGGCCCCGAGCACCTGGCGTGCGGAACCGGGCCAGGCGGCGTGCCGGGTCGTTGACGTGATACGGCACCACATCGACCTGCGGCAGAATGTTCTCTGAAGTCATCACGACGCGACTCGCCAAGCCGAGGTCAGGGACGTTGCCGGCGGCAGCGATCGTTGCTGGCGAAACCGTCACACCCACACCTTCAGTGACAGTTACCTCACCAACAGCAGCGGTCGCGGCGATCGGGTCTGGCTCGTTCAGCGCCCCAATCGTCGTATCAGCGTCGCCTTCGATTGTGACAGTGCCAACAATTGTTGCTGGGGTGACCGTTACGCCTTGCCCCTCGGTGACCGTTACTGCACCAACGCCGGAGGTCGCAGCGACTGTTGCTGGGCTGACGGTGACGCCTGTGCCCTCTGTGACAGTAACCGCAGGCACTGCCGTAGTGCCCGCAATGACGGCTGGGCTGACCGTGACGTTTACAACTGCACTGTCGTAAATAAAGTTAGGGTCGTCGTAGGTGCCTGTCCTGTTGTCATACGCAACAGGCGACAGAATCCCTGCGTACACATAGTTAGGGTCGTCGTAAGTAGCTTCCGGCGTATCGAACGCCTCAGACGACAACGCGCCAACGTAAAGCGAACCAGAATCGTCGTAACTAACTGCCGGGTCGTCGTATTTCGAAGCAGCCATAACCGGCCTCTTCTCTTACGACGGGTCGGTCCAGGCCGAACCGTTCCAATACTGAATACCCGTTACGTCAACCCAAGCGCTGCCGTTGTAGTACTGCACCGCAGTCGAGTCGGCCCAAGCGCTGCCGTCCCAATACTTAAAAGCGGCAGGTGCTTGAGTGATTTGGAAAGCGCCGATGTCAATAAACCCAGCTTTAGAAGGTCGCTTGTTCCCAGCAATGTCGGTCGAGAAGTCCTGACGTGGATCAGGTTCGGAACCTTGACGGTTCGTGCCATTGGTCAGCAGCAGGTTTGAGCCTGCACCGGTTGCGACGACAGGCGTGTAATCCTCGGAACCTCCGGTCATGTCTGTGACGATCATGGCGTTGGCCGTGGTCGTCGTCGTCGTCAACCCGCCGGACGAAATGTCTTGACTGTCGGTGTAGCTGCCAGTCGAACTCGCGAAATAAGTAGTGTTGGTGTCCCAAGCGTTATGCGAGCCAGTGTGGCTTAGCAGGCTGGAATAAGTACCGGAAACGTGAATATCTTGCACGTTACTGCCCGCCATAGCATTGTTGTAAAAGTTGCTCGTCATCGAACCGCTTTGACTTAGCAAATAGACAAGGTTCGTTCTGTTTGTAGACGTGCTGTAAGCGTTGTCGACAATGGTGCAATGGTCAATGTAGAAGTTTCTGGTATCAGCGCTAGAAACCCAGTTTTGGCCATAAATGCCATGAGCGAACATGTAGATGAGGCAATTGTCAACGAAAACGTTCGGAGCAGAAGACGAATAACTGTAAATGCCGTAGCTGTTGGATGCACCAGCTGTATGAATGATGCAGCGAGACAGCAAAGCATGGTTTCCATTCAGACGAACAGCAGTTTTGTTGGACGGAGTGTAAATTTCTAAATATTCAACTCTTGCGTACCACTCAATAATTTGCAGAGCTTCCAGCCCCCCTGGCGCAAGCCTGGCGTGCCCAGATGTAGCAGCCACGCCGGAATGCCGGTTGCCTTCTGAAACAGTAAGCCAGAGGTAGTTACTACTTGTGGCGGTACCAGGCACATTGAGGGTTAACGATTCGTCGTATGAATTCGAGTCGTCAATTACGATCTTGTAATAGCCACTTGAAATATCCGCCGCTGCTTCTGCCGAAGCAATCGTCGTGTAATCGCCCGCACCGTCTTGCCGGACCGTAACTGTCGTGTCAGCCATCTTCTTCCTCCCGAGACAACGGGTCGTCAGCGTCAGGACGCACAGCGCCGTAGCCGTCCTCATGCGACGGGTCAAACCAGCATCGGTTTACCTTGTGCTCGGATACCTCGCAGAACCGGTTTTGCGTCATCGTGATCTCGCCGTCGCTGTCAATAACGGCCAGCTCTTCTGGCGTGAACTCGGACAGGCGCAGCCGCCACACATACTCATGCGTCGTCACTTCGCCGCTTAGCGTTTCTTCGTCAAACTCTGAGTCGCCGAGCACAGCGGGCCGAGTTGCTTGCCGAACCAGCTTTGCTCGAACCTCATTGGCTGGCACCGACCCGCTATTTACCCGAACAATACAAAACCGTGCGTCGAATTCGTCTGCATCACGGCCGTCCTCAAGCCATCGCCGCAACGACTCACGAATGCCGTACTGGGCGGTCCGTGTCCGAACGTCGAAGATGTCGCCACGCTTCGGACGAGCGTCCGACCGCTCCTGGTCGACGTTGTCGCGGTCGTTGTTGCGGAGGTGAACGAGGGCCGAGAACGTCACGAGATGTCAACCCACAGGTCGCCAGTCACCGGAGTCGGCGACGTTGGCTGCGAAGTCGAAACCGTGATCCGGCGGCCAGCATTCGTCGAGCCACCCATATTCGCCAAATCGTCAGGATCAACACCATTCAAATTGCCAGACAACGTCAAACTCGCAAACGAAGGAGAATCCGTCCACGCCGTAGTAGCACCAGACGCACAACCCAACACCTTGCCCGCAGAAGGCGTCGAAGACCCAATACCAAGCTTCGTCTCCACCTCCTGAACAGCATCACCAAGATTCTTATGCAACCCCGAATGCGTCGGATGACCCGAAGTCGAATCATCTAGCGCCGTAGCGCTATCAGGCTCAACACCGCCGCCAACCGTAGAATCAGCATCAAGACTTGTAGGATAATTAGTAGCCACAATTCACCTCACGGGGTCAAATCGAGAGTAAAGACTCCTGAAGCGTTAAACGCCACAGCAAAGTCACCAAACGAAGACGTTTTGTCTGCGCCAAAATCAATGTAACAAAGCAACGGATCATTGGTCAGCGAATCGTCGTAGACGACAGCGCCACGAGCCGTAATCGTAGAAGACGTCCAGGTTACATCATCGGCATCGAACGTGATCGTGCCGCCCGACTGGGTACAAGTCACCGAGGTCAGCGACTTGCCGCCAGCGTCATAGCCGGTGCCGGTCACCTCGTTGGTGACATCCGCCTTGAAATCGTGCGTACCGAAATCAGGGGTGTAAGACGACGTGACCAGCATGATCTTGAACCGGTCAGCAGTCGTGTCATCGAGATCGAGGGCAAGGTCGTTCTTCAACGCGTTGAGGAACGTAATGCCGTACAGGCCGCTAGCCATTACTTCTTCTTCTTCTTCTTCTTGGCCTGCTTAGCGACCTTGCTGTATGGCTGACCCTTAGGCATAACAACTCCAAACAACGTGAAAGAGGGGCCGGGCCACGCACCCGACCCCCCTTACACTACACCATCAACGCCTATCAGTTAGCGCCGATGCTGGACGAGGTCTCGATCCGCTGGAGCGAAGCCTCACGGAAACGGCTGTAACCGACCAGGTGGTACCAGCCAACCGTCTGGAAACGACGGAGGCTGTCGGTCACCGGACCGAACACGACGGACGGGTTCTCACCGAAACCAGCGCCACGGCTGTGAGCCTTAGCGAGCGCCTGCTTACCGCAGATGACGGTGTTGTACACGTCGGTCGTGGTAGCGCCAGCGTCAGCGGTGAAGTCGATACGAGGAGTCTCGATGAAGTCCACGCCGCCGAAGGTGCCGATGCTACCCATGCGGACACCAGCGCCGTCCTGACGGATCTGGTACTGGATCACGTCGGTAACAGCGGTGTCTGCACGAAGGTCAAACGACACGTCCGGATGGATAAAGCCGACGTAAACGCCGCCGTCCATCGTCGGAGCCGAATCGCCACGAAGCGCAGCAACAGCCTTGCGGATGTCGCCAGCATCAAGGTTGTCGGTCGCGTCAACAGTCGCAGTCGAGGTGGCATCGCCGCCATAAGCAACATTGCTGCCGCCAACAAGGACATCCTGAACGACCTTGTCGATCGAGTTGCCCATGTTGTAACCAATGATGTTCGCAGCATCAGCATCCACGTTCAGGAACGAGGTGCCACGAAGCTTCGCCGTGGTCGTAACAGCGTTGCCGTACTCGGCAAGGGTCACGGTAACGGTCGAGTCGCCAAGAGCAACAGCGGTCACATCCGAAGTCTCGGTCAGAGCCGAAGTGGCCTGAGCAAGATCGTTGTAAATATTGAACTGAACAGCAGAGCCAGGGTGCGACTGGTTGGTCGACTTGACGTCGGCAACCATCTCGAACATCGGCTGGCTACGCAGCGCGAAGTAGGCAAGCTGTTCAAATGCAGTGGTATCCGAAGACACCGAAGAAGCCTGGGTGTAGGCCATGAGTGGGGTCCTTTCCCCTCAGGCCCACCTCAGCTACATCAGACTGCTGCGTTCCAAGTGTGGCCGTGAGCTTCCATCAGCTCTCGCAGTTCGTCAGGGTTCTTTGTCTGACGAATCAACGTATCGAGTTCAGGATTGGTAACAGGGCCAGCATCGTCAGCCGCCATCGCGATCCGCTGCTCAGCCCCATAATCAATCTGGGGTTGCTGCGCCTGCACCGGCTGCCCGCCAGTGAGACCCAGTTCGGCAGCTTCTGCACGAATAGCGTCAACAGTCATTTCGCCGTCGTAGCCCCGAATGAAGTACTGGCCCTGCTTAGAAGCGGGATCAACACCTGCGTCTCGGAACGACAACTCGCGTCGCAACTGCGTCAACTCAACAACGGCTTCGTCCCCGGCCTTAGCCCGGTCCTCTAGCTCACGTCGCCAGTTTGGCTTTGATTCTTGGCTAACAGAGTCTTCAGCCTCGGTGGGCATTTCATCTGTCATATGTCACTCACCTTCGATACGCGTCTACAACGGTGGAATGCAGACGGGAAATGGGATGAAACAGCTCGCCTCGCATGAGGGCCGATTCACTCACCATGTTAGGTGCGCTTTACAGGGTGTGTCAAGTAGCACGACCAAGGCCGGTCGCACCAGCCCCGGTCACAAGCGCACCCATCTGACGACGGCCACGCTGCTGCCGCTGCTGACGCAAACGAGCAATGTCAGCAGTCGCCTCAGAATCCAACCCGAACTCTGCCGCAGCCAGCTCAGAAGTCGTCACAGCGTCTTCCTCACCAACCATCCGCTGCGTCAATCCACGCTGACCCTGAAGCCGCTCAGTGACCTCACGACGCTGCACATTGAGATCAGCAAGCTGCTCCGCAGTCTGCCGCTCCAACCCGCCGCCAAGCGTACTTACAGTTGCAGCCGACAACCCAGCCGACTCCAACTGCAACCGCTGCTCAATCATGGTCACGCCCCGATCAGGGTCCAAGAAATACGCAACCAGCTCGCCGTCGTTCTCCACGCCAATGCCGTACAGGTCTTGCAACTGCGTCTTCAGGTTCGGATCAACCGACTGGACCGCTGATGCTGCCATCGACACACGCTGCGTCATCTCGTTCTGCGACACGTCGTTGCCGATAAACTCGGCAAAGTCGTCAGGCGAATCGTAAAAACCCTCAGGGATACCAGCGGCCATCATCACCTGCCGGTAGCCACGCTCAAGGTTGATGTATTCGGCTGGGCTGATCGCTGACATGCCGTTCTCTCGACGCATCGCCATGCCGGAGAAACGGTTTTGGAACTCTTCGGTTTCCCGCAGCCGCAGCACCGCCGCTTCGGCACTCACACCGTCAATCAGCATCTCGTATGCCACGTCGGCAAGGCCTTCTAGACCGTAATCACGCAGCTTGTCCTTGATGATCTCCAAAGCGTTCTCAGCGTCTTGAATGCGCTGCGCTTCCTTAACGGCTTCATCGTCAAGAACAGTCGGAATACGGTCGCCAGACGGTTCATCTGTACCAGTCCTGCCAGCGTTTTGAAGAGCAAGCGCCGCCCTAAACTCTGTCCCCACATTGCCTTCGTAGTAGCGACGCTGAAACGCTTCTTGCCCAGTACCTGGGTCGCGAGAAGGCCCAAATCCTGAGTACAGTCCCCTGCCCATTGCGTACTCAACACCGGCGCCGTACTCAGGAATATTCTCTCCTTTTTCGAGAGCGCGTCCCATCACTACCGCAGCCTCTTCACGAGTTACAGCTCGCGACCCCTCAAACTGTTCACGACTCCTAGTAGTCAGGTCCTTATCAACAGCAAGATCATAAATATCTTGGCTGCTCTTGCCCTCAACGTCCTCCCCCATATCTTTGAGGACTTGCTTGAACAGTTCTTCACGCGTCATAGCCATCAGGCAACCTCACCAAACGTCTTACCGAGAGCGAACGCCAACGCCCTCGCAGAATCTTTACCCTGCGTCGACTGCTGCCACTCAGGCAACCCACGCACATACCTACGCACCTCGCCCAACGTCATTGGACGAGCCTGACCACCCGCATCAGGAATGTGCTGAATCACATCCCCAAACTCCTCGTACAAGTCAATGTTCGGACGGTCCAACATCCGCTCAATCTCATACTTGTACGGAGCAAAATACTGCTCAGGCGTGTACCCGGCATCCAACACGTTCTGCAACTGCGGCATGGTGTAAGCAGCCATGTCACGGAAAAGGGCTTCAACGCCTTCCGTTGTGTTCCGGCCAACATAGATATCTTCAGCGTATTGAGCAGCGTCAGCCTCGCTAATTGGCGTAAAGTATCGCCTCGACATTGCCATGATCTTGTCGCGGCGCGCAGCAAAACTTGACCCGGCGACCTCAGCAGAGTTAAAGGCCGCTTCGGCAGTCAGCAAGCCACGAATGTACTCGCTGTCTGTTTCCTCACCGAAACGAGTAATTTTCTCAGCCAGGGCAAGGGCACGATTCCCGTCCAACTGGAACCCAAGGAACTGTGCTTCGTCT